GTGTCTATGTATTGCAAAATCGTCCGCGCGGCTGAACCTTTCGAGTTCATCTTCACAGAGGACATAATTGCAAAGAACATATCTGAAATTGATTCTGATTTTGCTAAATGATAGGCGAAAATGACAACATTCTCGACATGAGAAACCCATTTATCCATGTCATCATCACAGATGTCGCTGTCGAAAGTTTTGAAAAACTCCGTGACATTATTCAACAGCGTTTCCAAATTTGAATCCTTCTTGACCGTCTGTTCTACGGACTCTTCTTCACTCTGGTCTGGTGAAAGCAATGGGTCGACGGCTCGAATATCTTCCTGTGTCTCTCTTCCGATAACTTCATCATTATCCATGTGAGGCTCTACATTTCCCGGCCATTTTAATGGGAAATTATTAACCTCATATTCCAACTCTCCTTCACTAAAGATCCGTGAATTTATATCCCTAATTCTATACATTTTCTTAGATGCTTCGCATTTATTTACAAATTCAAGTAAAAGCATCATTTCATCCGATGTTCTCGGTTCAAACGTAGGTACACATGTATGATTATACAAAAAGTCGTTACAATATTTACATTTATATTTCTTTCCCGAACTATCCCTATGTGGTTTATCAATTTTGATTGTCCCAACGACTTTAAAAGTGCAGATATGACCTTTCTTAGTCTGTCCACAACGGTTACAGTCGTATGAACCACGTTCTTCCCCAGAATGTGGTTCTATGTCATTGAGCTTAAGGTGCGTCATCGCAGTTGCAAGGAAAAGATCTTCATCGCACTGACATGGATCTTCCTGGCAACTTCCACACACATCATCAGATGGAAACTCGTTGCGACGAGATTTTCTCTTCAGATAATTTCTACGGCGCGTTTCTTTCTTGTTATGTCTGTGTTTACTTGGCACCTTATAATTTCTGTGCTCAGGCCATACCATTTGGAAGTTTTCGTTAGGAGGTGGAGAATGGTATTGTGCCACTTTAGGAAGGTAATTGGTCTCCCTCCAAGGTTTCTTTGCTGAAACCTCAATCCACCCTTCTTCAGGGATGGTTTCAAGTTTTGTTGGGGCATCTGATGTGCCCGTCCCGGTACAACCTGGGTAATCCTTTTTGCTACATTTTCTGATACTTCCCTCTGATGCGAATTTCATGGCAGAGCACCTTTCTTCCGAAGAAGAAAGACCTCTGTAAGTGGAAAAGGATTTAGAAAATTAAATGAGGCGGATTGCTTTGCTAAGCAAATTTCCTGCGCTAAAACAGAAATAATGTGTATAGAGCTCTTCAATCGGTAATTAACCATTCAGATAACTCTTGTGATACTATCGTTCTGCTCGGGTATTCAGACTCCAAGTAGCGGGAGCACATACTGGTCGGCATGCGGAACCGGAGACTTACATACACAAAATTACTACTTTTAGTTCTTGACTTCAATTTCACTATTGGAGAGCGCATCTTCTTAATTAGATGCGTCTTACTATTGCACTTATGGCCACTCAAAAGTTAATTTATCTGTCGTTTGGCTTACTTCACCAAACAATTCCCTAAAAGAAAGAGTTATTAGCTTATGTCCAACACTATACCCCACAACGTGTTGCCAGCTGAAAGTTTGAAAGGGAAACTTTCAATTCATTATAGGAAAATAGTATGTATATTTCCTAGAATTAGCAAATCAAATTCTTGAACCTTTTTCAAGAAAGTTACCAGAATTCGACTGGTTCATACTGGTGTTGTTGGTAAGAGTTACCCCAAAAGGGGAGGTGCTACTACACCCGAAAATAGTTCAATAGAGATTAAAAATTTAACTAGTCTCAAAGACTAGTAAGAAACCTTCAATACATCTACTAAACAAGAGGACCCATGCGTCAATCAGAC